TCGTCTCCTGGTGGTTCAACAATGATCACCCCTACATGGAGCGTCCGACCGAGTGGGGCGATGGTCCCCTGCAGATCCTCGTCGTCGGCCGCGTTGGCGAACAGATCACGTCCGAACTTTACGAGAAGAAAATCAAGCCGTTCCTGACGCCCGGCACCTTCAAGGAAGTCAAGATCGGGAACGAGCTGAAGCGGATCGAGCACAAGAAAAACGGCAATCGAATCATATTCTTCTCCCACCACGACGCCTCCAACGCCCGGGAGAAGGTCCAGGCATTCACGGCCAATGTCGTCTGGCTCGATGAGATGCCAGATGACGCAGCCCTGATCTCCGAACTCCTCATGCGCGTCCTGACGACCAACGGCCGGCTTTACGCCACCTTCACTCCGTTGATCCGGAACGAAGACATCCGGCGCATGGTCGACATCCCCCGGGCGTCCGCGCGCAAGGTCTCCCTGCTGATCCTCGACAACCCCCTGTTCAAGGGGCGCGAGGCCGAGATCGAAGCCGAGATCCGGGCCAACTGCGCCAACGAGGACGAGTTCCGCGCCCGGATGTATGGGGAGTGGTACCATGGGGACACCCGTGTGTTCGCTTACTATGCACAGCGACACGCCGGGATCCCAGACTCCTACGACCCTGCCTGGCGTCACATCGCCGTGCTCGACCCGGCCGCCTCTGGCTACGCCGGTCTGGTCATAGGTGCCGAAAATCCAGACAACGGCAAATGGGTGATCGTTAAGGCCAAGTATTTACAGGGTTCTGCGGCTGTCGAACTTTTGGCCAATGCTGAACAAGAATTGGTCGGCTACAACATCGTGGCCAAGTGGACCGACTGCAACCCCGCCGGCTTCCACAAGGAGTCGTCGCGGCAGGGCAAGCGATGGCGCCCCTACACGGATAAGACCGACCGGAAGCTGGAACTGATCAACAAGGTGAACACCTGGCTCAACCATGACCGGCTCCTGGTGGCACCCGCCGCCTACCGGCTCGAAGACGAGATGACCAAGTGCAGTTGGTCGGACCGTAACAGCGATAAGATAGTAAATGCAAGCTCTTACCACTTACTGGACTGCCTTCGGTACCTGCTGGACGTAGTCCCCGACTGGTCCCCCGGGGCCTTTGTCCCTAAGACCAACACCCAGGCGCTCCGCCACGAGTGGCACAAAGTGCGGACGCAACGGGCAGCGGCACGCAAATTGCAGCTACTGTCGCGGACGGGGTTTTGGGGCCCGGCCTCCCGGCCGGGTACCTGGCGGATCACTATCAACCGTGAGGATGCGTAGTGCTGATCAAGATCGAAACTTGGGATCAGAAGGCAGCGGAAGAACAGGTTGGTCGGCGGTTCCGCGAGGCTAAGCAGTTCCATGCCAAGTTCCATCCGCAATGGCGGGCAAACGAACTGACCCTGTTCGCAATGAACGGAGCCAGCTCCTCCAACCACATGACCTCGTTCTCCCTGAACTCCCCGGTCGACGCCTACGCGGGCGACCTGGACCAGGGGAACTCAATGATCTCCATCAACCACACGTTCCGCTACCATCGCTACCTCCTCGGTTTGATGTCGGCCAACCCCCCGACAGTTATCTGCGGTCCGGTCAGCTCAGACCCGGGCGACCGGGCCGCAGCCTCTGTCGCGGACAAGCTGGCCAACTGGGCCCGGCGCCAATACAATATGCAGGAAGTCAGTGACCAGCGCAACGTCCTCCTCCTGACCCATGGGACGGCCTGGGCCCACGCCTGCCACGACCCGTGGCGGGGGGACCTGCTCAAGGTGTATAAGAACGGGACCGCCCTGATGTCCGGCGACTTCCGCTTCCGCGCCAAGTCCGTCTGGGAGATCATGCGCGACCCCGTCGCCACGGTGTGGGACGATGTGCGGTACGTCTTCATCATGCATGTCACCTCCCGCGAGGAGGCCATGGCAAGGTTCCGTAAACACAGGAAGAAGATCGAGACCTACCGTGGGTCCTCCAATGCCCCGACCTCCGGGTCCGAAGGCCCGCAGACCGGCCGGTCCGACGACGCGGCCCGCCGGGACACGCTCTACCTCTGGCAGTATGTGGAGCGGGGGCTCCCCTGGAACGGGATGCAGGGCCGTCAGATGTGGCTCCTGGACGACGGGACGGCGATCTCCGACATCGAGACCAACCCCAACCCCGAAGCCAGCCTCCCCGTCTTCCCGATCACGGACGTGGACGTTCCCGGCCAGGTCGAGGGCAAGTGCTTCGTCGACTACATGGTCCGCCTCCAGAGCATCCTAGACCGCCTCGACTCCACCGTCCTGGACAACATCCAGGCGCACGGGACGATCCGGATGGTCATCTTCGACGGGGAACCGCGCGAAGATAACCAACCGACCAACGGGCCGTGGCAGTTGATGAGCATCTCCACCGGGGGCCAGACCCCCCAGTTCATCAACCCCCCAACCCTGATGCCCGACATCTACAAGTTCCGCGACGCCCTCCTGACGGGCCTCGAATCCCTCGCCGGGATGAACGAGGCAATGACGGGGCAGATCACCCGCGAAATGTCGGCTGTGTCCCAGCAGACTGCCATCAGCGCCGGGAACATGGTCCGGACCCGGGTGTTCAACAAGTACAAGGCCTGCACGGAGTGGGAGTTTAATCAGTTCTTCAAGCTGGTTAACCAGCACTGGTCCGACAAGCGCAAGATCATGGTGACGGGCAAGGAAGGCGCCATGGAAGTGGCGTACTACTCCGCCGCCGACCTCCGCGGGGGCTTCGACCTCCACGCCGACTACGGGGTCTCCTTCTCCCTCGACCCGGCCCGTCGCCGGGAAGAGATTATGCAGCTGATGCCGCTGCTCAAGGAAGCTGGGCTCTCAATGCGCCAGATCCTCCAGATGATGCGGCTGAATGACACCTCAGGCCTCTTCGACATGTCCGAGATGGCCGGCCGCCGCCAGCTGGAAGTATTCGACGAGATGATCTCCAAGTTCGAGGAGAGCGGCACAGCCATCTATATCAAGCCGGAGGAGCTGGAAGCCCATGACTTCATGCTCCAAAAGGCCTACGAGTTCCGGCAGTCCATGGCCTTCAAGGTCCTGGAGCGCCCGGTCAAGGCCCTGATCGAGCAACACATCAAGGACCGGGAGCAGCTGGCTGCCACCCCGCCGTCCCAAGCCGGCGGAGCCCCCGGCGCCCCTGGCGCCCCCCAAGCGCCCGGCGCCCCCGACGCCGCCGCCGCCAACCCCCTAGCCGCCCTCGCCGGGGCCATGGGTGGGGCGGGAGCACCCCCGGCCGGATGATTGGCACAGTTTTTGCAGAGTAAGACCAACGTCCCATCGGACGGTCCCTTCCGACCTATCTGACGGACGCCAAGTAGGAGCGAGAGTATGAAATTGGATCGTGATTCATTTGAAGCTGGCAATGATTTCGCCACGTTTGGTGATGACATTCTGTCATCCCCGGCCCCGGCGGCCCCTACCCCCGCAGCTGCTGCACAGCCACCGGAGTCCCCGGCGCCTGCAGACAGTGAGGAGGCGGAGCCCGCTGAGTCCATGGAGCCCCAAGCGTCCGAAGCCAGTGCCGAGGAGCCGGCCGAGAGCAGCCCTGAGCAGCAGGCCGAGACCCCCGACGCCACCCCCCAGGCGGCAGCTATCGAATTGGAAGCGGGCGGTGCCAAGCACAAGTTCACGCTGGACCCCAATGATGCGAAGCTCAAGGAGACCCTGCTCAGGGGCCTTGGGCAGCCGAAGTTCCAAGCTGAGCGTGATGCGGCCCTCAAGTCCCAGAAGGCAGCCGAGGAGCGCCTGAAGGAGTACTCAGAAAAGGCCAGTGTTTGGGATTCGCTGGAGCAGCTCCGGGAACTTGGTCATGATGACCTTGTCGCCCAAGCAATCCTGGGGAAAGAAGGCCTCCAGCGCCTCAAGGCGCAGATGGCTCAGGAATATCAGATCGAGTCGATGGGCTCGGACGAGGAGCGCCAAGCCCTCGCCAAGGCCCGCGCGGATAAGCACAAGTCTGTCCAGGATTATTTCCGGGAGCAAGAGACGAAGGCCCGCGAGGAGCAGCTCAGCAAACGGGAAGACCAGATCGAGGAGTCACGACTCCGTGGCCTCGGAATGGTCGCCATGAAGCGCCACGATTTCAGTAAGTTGATGGATGACAAGGACATCGCATCCGGCTACAATGACGACCTCTGGCAGCTTGCCTGGTCGGACCTGGAGCGGATGGCCGAGACCAAGGAAGTCGGTCCCGCCGACATCGACGCCGCCTTCGCCAACCGTGCCAAGCGGTTGTCGGCCGGTATCGCCAAGCGGGCCGAGCAACAGGTCGCTGCCAAGGTCGAAGCGGCCCAGACCGCAGCCCGCCGTCAGGCGGCCGTGGTTGCAACCGCCCGATATCCTGGCGCACAATCTTCAGTAAAGTCCGTCGCCCAAGTTACCGATGAGTGGGACGGTCGTTCGTCTGCTGAACTGCTTCGGAACCTTTTGAGCCGGAGCTGATTAGCTTCGGTCCACACCAACTTTCAAGCAAGGGTTATAACCAATGGCAACTACTGATGTCAGTCAACTCGACATCGCCACGCTGCTCAAGATTGGGTCGACCAAAGGGGTCTACAACAATCTGTCGACGGCGTCGGCGATCTGGAAGTACTTCCTTCGCCTCCGCCAGGAGCCGAACGGCGGTCGTGAAGTCCGCGGCTCCCTCCGCACGTCCTATGGCGCAGCTGCCTTCCAGTCCGTCCCGGCGGGCGACGAAGGTGACTACCCGGAAGGCGTCCGGGGCAGCTACCCGGAGTACATCGCCCACATGAAGGATCACGCCCTCACGGTGTCGATCCCGCGCTCGATCCTCAACAAGCGTGGCAATGACCTCCTCCAGTACGCGGATCCACTCACCGAAGAAATGGATGGCAAGGTCATCGTCGCAGGCCGGATCCTGTCGGCCCAGATGCTGGGCGACGGTTCGGGTGCGATCGGCCTCGCCGCCAGCTACACCGTCTCCGGCGGTAAGCTGGTCGTCTCCCTCAGCACCCTCAGCTCCGCGGCTGGCCGCAGCCACATCGGCTGGTTCGAGGCGGAAGACCGGGTCAAGTTCGCCACCGCAGCCAGCGTCGTGAAGACGACGATCAACGGCGGCACGGCGGTTGCCTACTTCCGCGTTGACGAAGTCGACGTTGAGAATGACAAGGTCACCCTGGCGGCCTACAACTCCAGCAACGCGGCCATCACGGTCACCTCGTTCTCCGGCGGCACGGACCCCGAAGTGGCAGATTACATCTACCGCCTCGGCACGTCCCCGAGCAACCTCACGGCGATCGGCTCGAACGACTGGGAAACCCTGTCGGAAACCCTCGTCGGCCTGGAAGCCCTGGTCGCCAACTCGGCCTCGGTCAAGGTCCACGGCATCACCCGCTCGGGTGCTACCTCCGGTTCCCGGAGCGCACTGAATGGCGCCAGCCTCGACTCGACCCACTTCCAGAAGGTTCTGTCGCTTGCCAAGCGTCGCACGGGCAAGGGCCGCTACCAGTACCGTGAAGCCTTCATGCACGACACCGCCCTCGACGCCCTCATCGAGTCCCGTGAGTCGGACCGCCGGTTCACCTCGATGGAAGACGCCAAGCGTGGCACCAAGGTCATGGGCTACCAGCATGGCAAGGACTTCGTGGAGTTCTCGGACGACGAGTTCTGCCAGAAGTCGCGCATCTGGATGCCGCCGGAGTCCAAGGACGTTCTCGTGTTCCACGGAACGGACATGGAGATGGTCGAAGTCAACGCCGGCCAGAAGTTCTACCTGGCCAACGCGCAGAATGGTCGCGGCCACAGCCGTCGCCAGAATGCGTACATGGAAGGCCAATCGGTCGTCATCTGCCGCCACCCGGCTGCAGTCGCAGTGATCGAAGACTTCACGATCGCGACCTGATCCGTAACTAGCTAAGCAACGGCCGGAACCCACCCGGCCGGGGGTGTCCGCGGCCTGGAGCCGCGGGCGCCCCACCCACCCCCGGGCCCGCCGCCCGGCTTCCTTAGGAGTCCTCTGTGAGTTCTACGAAATTTAAGCAGGGTGTGCGGCGCCCCAACCCGCGTGCCCACAATAAAACAGAACTGTCTGTCGTAGAGACAGCAAAGGCTTCGGTCA